AAGAATGCAGATCAAATAGTAGTGTACTGTGTACTGTTCATTACTCCAACAATATCTGAATAACCAAAGTAGGCCCTACGCAACACCTCCCGCATTAAATTCCATCTCAGTAACGCGTTGTACTCTCTGTCTACGTTAGCAGATAATATCTTCCCTGCCATGGATGAGTCCGATATATTTACGCTAGCAATTACACTATCGTATATACTCTCTGAAGTTCTCAATTGGTCAAATTCAAATGAATCAAGTATGCTCTTTATTAGCGGCACCAACCCCATCGAAGCGTTTTGACTTAGCTGGGCTGCAATAAGTACGTCAGGGATATTTACGCGTGGCACTGATTTCGCAGCATCCAATATTTTTCTCCCGTTAACGTGCAATGCATAATCGCCTTCATGTTTTAGCAATTGAGCATCTATTCTGCTTGCTCCATCTCGAAATCTTGACACTTGCTTAGATAAACCCATTACGTTATGCCAGTTCTTAATTTGCCCACCAGCAGATATATATGGCGATGACGTCCCATCCACGTCAAATGTACCCAGGTCCATCCTCATCATGGTTAAGCCGTACTCAGGTATGCTACTCCTTGCCTTACCTTCTAGTATCGCTGCGACAGCATTGGCACTATTTATTTGACTTAACTGTCTAGTCAGTTTCGCCGTAACGACATCCGTTGCCAATGACTTCCAACCATTTGTAGGGTATAGTTCTCGAACGGCCCTGGATGCTTTGACATGATTCGGCAGTTTTGGCTCTCCTCGTTGCCATCTAAATGCATCATCCCACAGTGAGTCACGTATCGATTTAATGACATCATTCACCACTGGAGCCACTAACTCTTCGACATCCGTTGTTTTTTGTAATACATCAACTAAACCACCATACATTCCCAACGTATTAATTAGAGAATTTCTACACATTAGCAGTTCGCTTCCGCCTCTAATTGCCGCACAAGTCGGCAGACATCCAACTATTTTATGTGAGTACAGTATGCCTGGCGACGGGTAAAATCTAGCATCACCTGCATCAATACGTGTGACAACAGGGAATATTTTGACTAAAGTGCGAATGCTCTTTTCAGGATTAGCTGATCTCAAAGACGAAACCATCATACCGTCGTACATTGCAGACAATCGACTCATGACCGGAACACTCTTAGCATTTTTCTTCTCTGCAAATATTATCTGCAGTTGGTTATTTGGTATTATAACTCCATGCGACATGCCAACTTTGATGTGTTCAGTTCTTGAAGTACCTGCTAAACAACGTTTCTTATTTATATCGACTCCTCCCCTTTTAGCACTTAATATATAACTGCTCAAGCATGAGTCCAAGTTATCATATGTTAATTGCCTAACTCTTAATCCATCAGCCGTATCATCACCAGCGTGGTTACCAAACTCTCTAACTGGACCCATTTCATCATAATCATTTCTAAACTCCTTTCTGAACAACTCCATAGCTGCGACTGATAATGTGTTATTAACCATCACGTTCTCAGTATAAGTAGTAAGTGTACCAGAAGGCAGTCCAGGATTACGTAGAACGGCCCTGTTTGGCCCAACGTAGAAGTCTTTCGGCAAGTAATTG